AACTCTTCTTTTATTTTGTTGGGATACAGATTCGTACCGCTTGTTAAGACCTGCTAACGTGACAAGTGTAGTACCGCTATCATCCGTTTTAAGGAACGAGAAGTAATGGAACTACATCAAGCACCAGAAGCATATTCAAGAATCATTCACTATGATGATGTAAAACAAGTTCAAGTACGATTGACTATCAATACTTTTCATGGAGTAGAATATATACATCTACGAAAGTATTATATGGACTTCAATGAAGAGTGGAAGCCAACTCCAGAAGGAGTAGCTATGCCACTTGATTTCAACAACTCAAAAGAACTGTTTGCAGGACTTACAGAGATACTATCATTAGCCGAGTCAAAACAACTTATAGAGGAACACTTCTCAGACTTAATTCGAGATCTGTATAAATAATTCTTGACAAAGTATCTAAATTTCCGTATAATAGTAGTCTAATTTATGGAGAAAGTATGCACGAATTTTTAGACAAAGCAAGTGTTATGTACTATGAAGGCTATCCGATAATATCAGACGCAGAGTTTGATTTACTTGCGGAGAAACATAATTATAAGACTGTTGGTTACAAGGTTACCGATGCAGTTCCACACGCCTATCAAATGTATTCCTTGCAGAAGTGTTTTGATCTGGACGATGCTCCTCTAGATGTAGATAAGTGTATATGTACTCCTAAATTAGATGGAGCAGCAGTTTCTTTACTTTATGCCGCAGGCAGTCTTGTACTGGCTCTGACTAGAGGAGACGGCAAACAGGGTAAAGATATTACCGATAAGATGCGTTGGCTTGTGCCCACAGAAATCGATAATGCACCTGGTCTAGTACAAATTACAGGTGAAGTTGTTGCTCCTAAATCTATACCAAACGCAAGAAACTATGCAGCAGGTTCCTTAGGACTCAAAGATGTAGATGAGTTCTCAGCCAGACCACTAGCATTTGTTGCCTACGATGCGACTCCCCGCTTAGATCATGCAGTTACATATCTTTGCGTTTTGAAAACACTGCATCGTTTAGGCTTCAATACAGTGCTTCCAAAAGAACAACCAGGAACACTAAGATTGATAGCACAGCAACAACTTGTCAATGATAGATTCTTTGATCTAGGTCTATATCCTACAGATGGATATGTATACAGACTAAATGACAATGAAGAGTTTCTTGAGTTAGGTTGCACAGCACACCACCCTCGAGGTGCTTTTGCTTTGAAAGAAGTTAAAGAGGGCGTAATCACGACGTTACTGGATGTTGTGTGGCAACTCGGAAAGTCAGGGGTCGTTAGTCCCGTAGGCGTTCTCGAGCCCGTAGTGATTGATGGAGCTAACGTTTCAAGAGCTACGCTCCACAATATTCAGTACATTCGTGATTTAGACTTGGAGATTGGTTGTCAAGTAGAAGTGATAAGATCGGGGGACATTATACCTCGCGTTCTTAGACGTGTAGAAAAATAATTCTTGACAATCAACCCCAAACTATCTTATAATATACATTCAATTTTAGAGGATACTTCATGACTACAATTCAACCGCCTAGCAACTGTCCAAGCTGTGACTCGTGGTTGGAGGAAGTCAACAACCTTTTCTATTGTAGAAACGATCATTGCGGTGAGAAACTTCTTAAATTAATTGAGCACTTTGCCAAGACTCTTAAAATCAAGGGACTTGGTCCTGCTACAGTTAAAAAACTACAGCTAAAGTCTATTAATGATCTCTACTGGCTTACAGTAGAAGAACTAAAAGATAAACTAGGTTCTAGAGTTTTAGCACTAAAGTTATTTAATGAAATACAAAACTCCCGCAATGCTCCACTAAATGTAGTACTTCCTGCCTTCAGTATACCTTTGATCGGTAAAACTGCCTCAGAGAAACTAGCACAAGAATTTACTGGCATTGATGATATATGCTACGAAAAATGCAGAACGGCAGGACTGGGCGAGAAAGCCGCAAAGAATCTTATGGACTGGCTAGAGTCTGACTTTTATGATTTATGCACACTACCATTTAGTTGGAAATTTGAAAAATCTCAACAAACCACAACCCACGGAGTTGTTTGTATTAGTGGTAAACTTACCAGTTTTAAAAACAAAGCCGAGGCTCAAAACAAACTTGAAGAGCTTGGTTATGTGGTCAAATCGAGTTTGACCAAGGATGTCACATTCCTGGTGAATGAAAGCGGTATAGAATCCGCGAAAACTAAGAAAGCCAGAGAATCTGGCGTTCAGATTATAACTAACCTTTTAGATTTTATTGGAGAAAAATAATGGCACTTCCTAAGTGGACAGATGAGCGAAGAGACGCTCTTATACATTTTGTAGGTGATGAATCACCTGTTTCTCAAGCTACAGTTGCTGACGCGGCTGATGAGCTTGAAACTTCTACTCGTTCTATTTCTAGCAAGCTAAGAAAAATGGGATACGAAGTAGAACTAGCTTCTTCGGCTTCTAGCCGAGCATTCACAGATGCACAAGAAGCAGTACTTGCCGCTTTTGTCAAAGACAACAGTGGACAATACACTTATGCAGAGATCGCAGGACATTTCGAAGATGGCGCTTTCTCTCCTAAGTCAATACAAGGCAAGATCCTTTCTATGGAACTTACCGATCATGTCAAGCCTGCTCCTAAGATAGAGGCAGTAAGAACTTATACTCCAGAGGAAGAAGAGACTTTTATTTCTATGGTCAACGATGGCGCTTTCGTAGAAGCCATAGCTGACGCATTAGGAAGATCAGTCAACTCTGTCCGAGGTAAAGCTCTTAGCCTACTTAGATCAGGTGAGATTGGAGCCATCCCACGTCAAGAGCATACTTTAGGTTCTTCTAAAGAAGATCCTTTTGCGGGACTTGAGGATGTTAGCAGCATGACTGTTGAGTCAATTGCAGACGCGATTGGTAAAACAGCTCGTGGCGTAAAGACTATGTTGACAAGACGTGGTCTATGTGCGGCTGACTATGATGGTGCAGCTAAGAAAGAAAAAGCATCAGCTTAATTTTTTAGACTTTTAAGCAGGCTCTTCGGGGTCTGCTTCTTTTTGATTCGGGGGGATCTTTTTGAACATCGCAAGTGCGTTGATAAAGCAAGTGCTCGTGCTCCAAGACTTTCAGACTTGGAGTGTTACTCATAAGCAGTATCTGCCATCTGAGTATCATAGCCTTTACAGAGTTATTGACAAACATTGTGAGACATTTCATAAGATGCCCACAATCGAAGACCTCAAGTATGAGATTCGTGATTCAAGTACTCGTGAAAAACTTTTCGCAGTAGAAGCCGTAGAGGTAGACGCAAGTCCCGATATGCTTCTTCAGTACTTGAAGAACGAATATACTCAGAAAGAGATTCTGGACTCATTGGAAGATTATGTCGAAAATTCAGTAGCATTTGAGGATGCTCAAGAATCAGTAGACCATCTACACCAAATCGTCATGGACATCGAGGACAAGGTTGATTTGGAAGATCCGCAGGAAAGTATGCAACGTATTGAACTGTTTGAGCCAGAAGAAGATTTAGCCAGATACATACGTCTCGGTCTCAATAGAGAGTATGACCATGAGATACAGTTCTCTCCAAGAGATTTGATTATGGTCGGTGGACGTAGAGGTGCTGGTAAATCTGTTATTTGTGCAAACATTGCGAACAATGTTTACGAAAGTGGTAAGTCGGCTGTGTATTTCACTATAGAAATGGATAGCCGATCTATCCTTCAACGTTGTTGTTCTATCGCAACAGAGATTCCTTTTGCAAGACTTCGTACCCAAAATCTTAGTATTCTCGAATGGGAGAAGGTTGCAACGTGGTGGTCTAATAGATATGTGAATGGACAAGACCGCTTGAACGAGTACAAAGAACATCGTGACTTTAAAAGATTCCATGATAAACTAAAAACTAGTTGTGAGCTTCTCCCGACTCAACAGCTAGATATTGTGTATGATGCAGGTCTTACCCTATCGAAGATTCGTTCAGATCTTGATAAAAAAGTCAAACAGATGGATGTTGGTGTAATTATAGTTGATTACATAAATCAAGTAAAGCGGTCGAGTCTACCATCGAGAGGTGGTCAATATGACTGGACAGAACAGATCGAAGTAAGTAAAGCTTTGAAATCTATGGCACAGGAGTTTGAAGTACCTGTGTTTTCTCCATATCAAACAGACGCTAGTGGTGAAGCGCGTTTTGCAAAAGGAATTTTAGATGCGGCAGATGCAGCATATTCTTTAGAAACATGGGATCATGAGGATGCTTGTATTACTCTTAATTGTGTAAAAATGCGATCTGCCTCTATGAAATCCTTTACCTCAACAGTTGATTGGGACACTCTTAAGATTGGCCCAGATACTGCACTTACTCCAAAAGAAAGAGAAGATTCCTCCCATAAAACTGGAGAGGATATAGATGATATTTAGAAAAAAATAGTTCTTGACTTTCAATCTTAAATTGAGTATAATATACGCTTGAAAAAATATAAGGATTGATATGATTATATACGGCAGTATAAGGCACACTACTTGTGGAAGAAAAATGAAGAGACCTTGGCAAACTAGAAGAAGAAAAAACTGGAGACAACAAGAACATGAGAAGAAAGTTTTTGGTAATCCTTTGCGTTCAGAAGAAAAGCAGTATCCTTCTGTGCCTCTAGGAAAGCCTGTAGAAGATGAGACAGCAAAGAAAGAATATTATAGTAGTGGACATACTATTGCACCTGCATATAATAAAGGTGCATATCAAGTTATTAGTAAAGAAAATGTCAAGGATATTGGTAGATGACAGTTGAAGAGTTGTTAGCTTCACGAAATGTTTACTTCATACCAAAAGGTGCAGACTGTTTGGTAAGTTGTCTACATCCTGACCACGAAGATAGAAATCCAAGTATGAGAATTGATAGAATTACAGGTATCTTTCAATGTTTTTCATGTGGATTTAAAGGTAATATATTTCATCATTTTGGAGAAAAGGCAAACTACTTACAAGTAAGAAGGGAGTTACTAAAGAAAACTATTCGTTCAAAAAGGTCTGAAAGTATTGGTTTGTCCTTTCCAAAGAATATAGTACCATATATAGGTAACTGGAGAAATATTAAACCAGCAACCTACAAACGATTTGAAGCATTTCAACATCATGACCCAGACCATATTGGAAGAATAGTATTTCCAGTACGAGATATATCTGGAAGAATAGTTGCTTTCAACGGGAGACATACTACAGGAGGAACTCCTAAGTATATGATCTCACCTGCAGGTGCAAAGATGCCTTTGTTTCCTGTAGTAGAACCAATACAAGGATCAGTAATACTTGTAGAAGGAATCTACGATATGATAAATTTACACGACAAAGGACTGACAAATGCAGTCTGTTGTTTTGGAACAAAGAATATAAACGAAGAAAAACTAAAGATGCTTTCAATACAAGGTGTAGAAAGTGTTGATATATTCTTTGATGGCGATGACGCAGGACAAACTGCGGCACGAGAAGTAAGAGAGATGGTCGAGCGAGTAGGCTTACACCCCAGGAACGTGCATCTAAAAGATAGTGATCCAGGTGCATTAACAGAAACAAGAGTAGAAAAATTAAAGAGTAAATTATATGGCTAACGTTGCCCTAATAGAAACGAAACAAAGTAAAACAAACTTTAAAAAAGAATTTGACAACGCATTTGATTTTGACCAGTATCAGCTATGTTCTGATCCAAGTATCAAGAAAGTTTTAAAACGAGATTGTGATATTGAAATAGATACAGATGCATATGACTGGGTAATACTTGTAGGTAGTGATGCTTTGAAGTATTTTACACCGATTAACTCAGTTACAGAATACTCTGGTAAGAAAGTAGAAGGTAAGTTCTTACCAGTTATAAACCCATCAATGCTCGCATTTAAGCCAGAAGCAAGGAGAACATGGGAAGACTCAAAGAAAAATATTATAGATTACATCAGTGGAAACGTAGAAGATGTAGTTGTTACAGAGGAAATGGCAAGAGGTATTCAAGATACAGATGAAGCCAATAATTGGTTATGTTCTTGCATCAACTCTCAACCACCTTACGTTGCACTAGACTCAGAGACTACAGGACTGTATCCGAGAGACGGTCATATGATCGGTATTTCTCTTTGCTATGATGGAGTCAATGGAGTCTACATAGATACAGAATGTTTTGATGAAAGAACAGAAGCCTTGCTTCAAACACTATTCAATCAAACAACAATAATCTTTCATAATGCTAAGTTTGATATGGCATTTTTTGAGTATCATTTCAATTCAAAGTTTCCAAGTTTTGAAGACACAATGCTACTACACTATCTCATAGACGAGAATCCAGGAACACATGGATTGAAACAGTTAGCTATGAAGTTTACAAAGTTTGGAGACTATGAGAAACCAATGTATGATTGGATAGATAATTATAGAAAAGAAAAAGGTATACTCAAGAATGATTTTACTTGGGACTCTATACCTTTTGAAATAATGAAAACATATGCTGCAATGGATGCAGTAGTAACGTTTCAAATATACGAGAAGTTTGTAAAGATAAAACAAAACAAACGACTCAAGAAAGTATATGATGAAATATTAATCCCAGGGTGCAGATTCCTTACAGATGTTCAAGACAATGGTGTACCTTTTGATAAACTTAGACTTATCAAATCACAGTCTCTCATGCAACAGCAGATAGATGATGCCATTGAAGAAATGTATAAAGAACCTGCCATACGAAAATTTGAAGAGATAAATGGAAAAGATTTTAATCCTAATAGTACTGTACAGCTTCGTAGTCTATTGTTTGACTTCGTTGGCCTCAATCCAACTGGTAAAAAGACTGGCACTGGAGCACATTCAACAGATGCGGAAGTTCTTGAGGAGCTCTCTAGACAATCCCACATCCCAAAACTCATTCTCGAAATACGACAAAAGTCCAAGATTAAGAATACTTATTTGGACAAAATCTTACCGCAGTTGGATCTTGATAGTAGACTCCGTACAGGTTTTAACCTTCATGGTACTACTTCTGGCAGGCTTTCTTCTAGTGGCAAACTCAATATGCAACAACTGCCTCGAGACAACCCTATAGTAAAAGGATGTATAAAAGCAGCACCTGGAAATAAAATAGTTGCAATGGACTTGACCACAGCAGAAGTATATGTTGCCGCAGTCTTAGCAAAAGACAATGCTCTCATGGATGTATTTAGATCTGGAGGTAATTTTCACTCTACCATTGCACACAAAGTATTTAAACTAAAATGTTCTGTAGAAGAAGTCGCAGAGCTATACAGCACACAACGTCAGGCTGCAAAAGCAGTTACATTTGGGATTATGTATGGAGCAGGACCTGCAAAGATCAGTGAACAAGTTACAAAAGACTCAGGAACATATTTTAGTAGACATGAAGCACAAGAAGTAATTAGTGAATATTTTAGTGCATTTCATAAGTTAAAAGCATGGATAGAAGAAAACCAAAAATTTATACAACAAAACGGATTCATTTACAGCTTCTTCGGAAGAAAAAGGAGACTACCAAATGTCACATCGACAGACAAAGGCATCCAGAGCCATAGCGTTAGGTCTGGTCTTAACTTTCTGGTGCAGTCTGCTGCTTCTGATATTAACTTACTCGGGGCAATAGATATGAATGAGTATATCAAAGCAAATAAACTAAAAAGCCGTATTTTTGCTTTGGTACACGATTCAATACTTGCAGAAGTGCCAGAGGAAGAAGTAGACCACTACAAAGAAAAACTAGCACATTTTGTACAACTAGATCGGGGTTTATCAATCCCAGGAACACCAGTAGGCTGTGACTTTGAAATAGTTCATGAAGACTACTCTGGCGGTAAGTTTGAGAAGATGTATGGTAGTTACTTATAGACAATTCAAAAATTTAGATTTCCCACTATTTTTACTTGACTCATCAAATTGGGAGTTAGTAGACGGACTACTACTCCTCGATGGGAAGTTGTTAGACGATAAGAATATGCCAGGAGATACACTAGGTCTAAGACGTATGTTGACTCCTCACAAAGAACAATATCATCTTAGAAATATGATAACTACTGCAAATGGTTTGATGAAACAAAAAACAAAACATTTTATTGACAATAGTGGAAGACCTTTTACATATGAAAAAATAGAGTTTGCACAACTAAAATATTTAAAAATAAAAAAGATAGACTATA